TGAAAGAGTTTGAGGACAAGGCGGCCGCCGATGAAGAAGCCGCACGCAAGGCATTGCTCGACGCTGCGGAGGCAGACGGGCGCATCAATGCCGAAATGCGTCCTGTATATGAAAATATCCTGAAATCCAACCCGGAGGAAGGAGAAAAGGCGTTAAAGGCGCTTGCCCCGAAACGCAAGGTCATGGAGGACCTGAAAGTGGACCCGGGAGACGAAAGCCCGTGGAGCAAGCGAATGAAGGAAATCAACAACAAACTTAATAAACAATAACGATGGCGATAGTAGTAAAAAACACCAATTACAACGGCGAGGTGCTGGAGCAGCTGCTGACCCTCGCCGCCACCGGCAACGAAATCGTGGAAAAAGGCCTGATTATGGTCATTCCCGGTGTGGAGAAGAAAATCAGCCTGCCCCGTCTGAAAAGCGGGAAGATGCTCCAAAAACGCAAGGAAAATCCCGGTGTGGAAGATTCGAAGGGCAATTTCAATTATGACGAAAAGAGCCTCGATCCGAAGGATTTCATGGCCTTCACCGTGTTCAATCCCCGTGCCTTCGAGCAAATCTGGCGCAAGTGGCAGCCGAAAGGCAACCTCGTGTTCGCCGAATTGCCTCCCGAAGCCCAGAATGCGCTGTTGGCCGAACTGGCCAAACAGGTACAGTTCGAATTAGGTGACCATTACATCAACGGCGAATACGGCAACGATGATGACCATCTGTTTAACGGTATCCTCACCCAAATGGCCAAAGATACGGAACTCATCATCGTGGACAGTGAGGAAACAACCATGCTCGGCAAGTTGAAAGCCGTTCGGAGCGCTATCCCCAAAGCAATCCGTAACAACCCGAACCTGCGTATCATCATGAGTATCGATGATTTCGACAAGTACGATGACGAACTGACGGAACGCGAAGCTAAGAACGCGAGCGAGACGGACGTGAACGCACATCGTTACAAGGGTATCGCCATCGAGACTTTGGCTGCATGGCCCGACGATCTGATTGTGGCCACGTTGTGTTCGATGGGCGCAGACGGAAACCTGTTCGCCGCCGTCAATCTGCAAGACGACGAGAATGTCATTCAGATAGACAAGATTTCCAATGCCAGCGAGTTGTACTTCTTCAAGATGCTGATGAAGGCTGATACCAATATCGCTTTCGGGGAGGAGACCGTGGTTTTGGACAGCCGCAAAAGTCCCGTATTTCAGCCGACAGCAAAAACCATTTCTGCCGACCCGACCACGGTGGCTATTCCGGCAGAGGGTGGCAGCAAGGAAGTGACCGTAACAGCCAGCGGTGAATACACCGTAGGCGCCGCTCCGGCCGGTTTTGGGGTAGAAGAAACCGAAACCGGTGTGACCATTTCGGCAGAGGCCAATGACACGGGCAATGCGAAAAGTGGGACTCTGACCATTACCCTGAATGCCGACAACTCGAAAACCGCTAAGATAACCATCTCGCAAGCCAAACAAGGAGCATAAGTCATGGGAAAGTTGAAATATCTGGTACTGCATTGCACCGCCACCCCCGAAGGGCGTGAGGTGACGGCTGACGAGATCCGTCGCTGGCACACCTCCGCACCCCCTGTCGGGCGGGGCTGGAAGCAGGTAGGATACACCGATATGATACACCTCGACGGCCGTGTGGAGAGGCTGGTGGACAACAACGAGGATGCGCAGGTCGATTCATGGGAGATTACCAACGGGGCAAAAGGGTACAACACGACAGCCCGGCACGTTGTGTACGTGGGCGGTGTCGCCGCCGACGGCAAGACTCCCGTGGACACCCGCACCCTCGCACAGCGGGAAGCGATGGAAACCTACGTGAAGGATTTCCACCGGCGCTTCCCCGACGTGGAGATTGTCGGCCACAACCAGTTGGCGGCGAAAGCCTGCCCCTCGTTCGACGTGCGGGCTTGGTTGAAATCAATAGGAATAAACCCATAAAAAAAGAATGAAATGAAAAAGTTGATTTGTTTTTTCATGCTGATACTCGTGTTTGTATCAGCCGCATTTGCCCAAACGGGCGATGTATCCACCGGTACAGATTATGACAGCATGATCGCCACTTTTGCCGGATTTGCCGGTTGTGTGGTATTGCTGACGGAAGGTATCAAAGCCCTGTTTCCCAAGATGAACGGACTGCTTACCCAGCTTGTCAGTTGGTGTGTCGGTATGGCGGCCGCCATGCTGCTATGGTGGCTTGATGCCGGATTCGTGTCGGACATCCAATGGTATATCGCCCTGCTTTACGGTTTAGGAGCCTCCTTCGTGGCGAACGGGATTGCGGATACGGGACTGGTTCAATGGCTTATCGGCCTTATCGCTAAAAAGTCGGGAAGCAAGTCATAAACAGGCAGTCCTATGGAGTTCAGTGAAATGCTTAACTGGATACTGGGCGGCGGCCTGTTGGCGGCGGTTGTCGGACTTCTGACTCTGAAAGCGACCGTCCGCAAGGCGAATGCCGAAGCGGAGAAAGCGAAGGCGGAAGCCGAAACAGTCCGGATAGGCAACACTGAACAGGCCACCCGGATATTGATAGAGAACATTGTCGAACCCTTAAAAAAGGAACTGAGTGAAACCAGAGAAGATTTGCGGGAAGCGAAAAAGGAGCTTGGCTCGACCAAGCGGGAGATGGCCCGCTTCCGTAAAGTCATCGAGACGGCTAACAGTTGCAAGTTTCGTGCTGACTGCCCTGTTATTTTCAAGCTGCGCGACCTCACGAGAGGCAGCGCGGGAAAAGCTGCGGACGGTGGAGACGGAGCAACGGGACAGCCTCGCGCGAGAAGTTCGCCGGATACGGACGGAAACGGTACCGATGTCGGAGGTGAGAATGGAGATACCGACGGACAGCCTCCTTAAACTGCCGGAGGGCTCGTCGTTTCATGCCAAGAGCGGACAGGCCCGTCTCGACATCGGCAAGGGGAAGGAACCCGGAACCATCGTGGTCTATGCCTCTTGCGACAGTCTGCAGCGACAGTGTGAGTATTACGAGAAATCCTCCTCGGTATGGCGCGAGCGCTATGAAGGCATGGCCGACCTGTACGAAGCGGAATTAAAACAGCGTTCGAACCCCGTTAAAACCTTTTTCACAGGGCTCGTCGCCGGGATAGCGATAACGATATTAGGAATGATAATCATCAAAAACAAATTGAAGAATGGCAACTAAGAAATTCATCTACGGCATAGCCGTCGTAAAGTTTAATCAAAAGGAAATCGGCTACATCGAAAAAGGTAGTTGGGATTGGGGCGGCACAAAAGCCGAAAGTACCGATATTGAAGCCGAACAGGTGCCCGATGCCCCCGTGCTGACGCTGGCTAACAAAAATGCAACCATCGCTCCCACGTTCAATCTCATTCAACTGGATTATGAAAACATACAGGCCGTTCTGGGCGGTACGTTGGTAGGCAGTACCGGGTCATACACCGGGTGGAAAGCTCCCACCGACTTGGTAGAGCTTCGCGGCCCGTGGGAAATCCAGTTCGTCTCAGGTCAGACCATGAAGATCCCCAACGGTACCATTATGGCCAACTTGGGAGGCAAGCTGACGCTGACCGAGGTTTCCAAGATAGAGTGCCAGCTGAAAGTGAACAAGCCGGAGGAAGCGGATACCGCTCCTTACGAAATCAACGACACCCCATCGGATTAACGTATGGACGAGAAAGTCGCACGCCTCATACAGCGCGAGGGGGCGGCCGCCCTGTTGGACCGGGGCGTGTCCGTCCCCTTGAAGGATATCCGCCTCCCGTTCCGCAAACCCCTGCGCCTGCGGGTCGTCATGCGCCGCCCCCGGCTGGGCGGGCTTATTCGCTTGGCCCGGGTGTACCTCTCGTTAGGGGTGACGGCGGAACAGATGAACAAGTTTACGAAGGAGGAGGAAATGGCCTTTTTGGTGACCCACGGCAAACAGGTGAGCCGCATGGTGGCCTACACGCTGTGTCGCGGCTGGATCAGCCGCCGGCTGCTGGTCGGGGCAACGGCATGGCTGGTTCGCAACTGGATAGACACCGAGTATGTCTCGGCCGCCATGCGCAGCTTCGTGTTCCTGTTGGGCACCGACCCTTTTACGAGTATTATCAGATCAGCCGAGAGGACGAACCCGATGAAGCTGAGACTGAGCCAAAGAAACAAGGGGAGTTAAAGACGGTATTCGAGCCTTCCCATAGCCCCTTCGGATTTATCTGGCAAGTGGCCGATGCCACTGGCTGGAAGGTAAAGTACATACTGGAAGGTGTGAACTTCCAGACCTTGATTATGATGCTGGCAGACGCGCCCCGCTATATCCGAAAGAAACAAGAGGAGAAGAGCGCGGAGGACGAGGCCGCCGACATCGTGGGATTTTTCCAAAGCAATTTGAAGAGATAACATGGCAATGAAACCGGTAGAAGTAGAGATATTGATGAAGGACCGCCTGTCGGGGGCTCTCGACAAGGCCGGCCGCAAGGTGGACGAGCTGAAAGGCAAGGCGACCGCCGCATCGTCGGAAATGGACAGTCAAGCCCAAAGGTTGCGTACCGCCATAGCCGGGCTCACGGAGCAAATGGAAGAATTGCGCAGGGTCGGACAAAACGCCTCTCCGAACCTCGACCAGAGTGAAAACATG